ACTGTTTTAAAGAGGAGGCAGAAATGTATCGTGTTAAAGTAATTTCAACATATCAAATCCAAGGTGTTTCACCCAATTTGGAATTTATTGTGAGAAACTCTGACATAGTGCGCAATCCTGCCAAGGACATGTGCATGTTGGAAGTATTGTCTATGCCAGTTTTCAAAGATATTACTAAATTTTGGGGAACTACAACAGTTTCTAACAATAAAGGTTTGTCCTTGAGACGCCAGGCAAATGGTGAGATGGCAAAGCAAACCATCTATAATGTTCAACACTGTGAAGAATTTCCAGTGGAAGCACTCAATAGGAACATGCCTATATATATGGGAGTTTCTGAGATTGCAACAGCCAAAGGTGATTGTGGTGCACTATTAGTTATCCGCACACCTAAGGGATGCATCATTGGTGGAATCCACATGTTAGGGTACGAAAATACTTGTGCATTTGTAAATATCACTCTTGATGATATTAATGAACTTAAAGAAAAACTTAAAGTGAAATTTACCAAAGTAGAAATTCAGGGAGGTGGTGAGCCTCAGATTTCTTTGGCTGACAAAGAAAATATCATTACAGAACCCCACCATAGATCTTTGATGCGTTACCTAGAAAAAGGTACGCTCAATGTTTATGGTACGTTTGCAGGTTTTAGACCTAAACCTCGAAGCAAAGTGTGTAAAACTCCTTTGCATGATGAGATGTTACAATATTTTGATATTGAAAATAAATATGGTAAACCTGCAATGGCAGGTTGGGAACCATGGCGACGCAATATTGAACATATGGTTCAACCTTGCGTTAACTATGACAAAGATGTTCTATTCTCATGTGTAGAAAGCTTCACAGAAGAAATTATTGAACATTTACCCAAAAATTGGGAGTCGGAATTGGTTTTCCTATCAGACACTGCTAGTGTCAATGGATTGCCAGGTGTCATCTACATAGATGGTATCAATCGAAACACATCCATGGGGTTCCCATGGTGTAGTTCCAAGAAAGGTTTTCTACAACCTGACGTGAGTGAAAAATACCCAGATGGCGTCACTTTTGACGAAGAAGTCTGGAAGAGAGTAGCTAATATTAAGCAACTCTATGCAGAGGGAAAACGCTCTTTTGCTATTTTTACAGGCCATCTTAAAGATGGTGCTTTACCTTTAGCAAAGTGTGAGTCCAAACAAACACGCTTGTTCACTGGAGCTCCTGTTGATTGGAGTCTAGTAGTACGCTCGCGATTATTATCATTCGTGCGACTTCTACAAAAGAATAAGTTTGCCTTTGAGGCAGCACCAGGTGTGGTGTGTCAATCAGGTGAATGGGGTCTCCTTAGGGAGTATCTAGTCCATTTTGGAGATGATCGTATGGTTGCAGGTGATTATGGCAAATTCGATAAACGAATGATTGCCGATTTTATCATCGCAGCATTTCAAATCATCGCTAATATCCACCGTAAGGCAGGATTTAGTGAAGCCGAAGTGCAAGAAATCATGTGTATCGCAGAGGACACAGCGTTCCCTGTGGTAAACATGAATGGGGATTTGGTCGAATTTTTCGGTACAAATCCATCAGGACATCCACTAACAGTCGTGATTAATTCGTTGGTTAATAGTCTCTACATGAGATATTGTTATTCAATGTTAAGTCCTACAAAAACCTGTAGAGATTTTAAGAAGAATGTTCATCTTCTAACTTATGGAGATGATAACATTATGGGAGTTAGTGCCCATGTACCGTGGTTTAATCACACTGCCATCCAGAAAGTATTGGGTGACATAGGTGTAGAATATACCATGGCTGACAAGAAATCAATTTCTGTCCCTTATATAAACATTAATGACTGTTCTTTTTTGAAGAGAAAATGGTTATGGGATGAGGATATTGGTGGATGGTTAGCTCCATTGGAAGAGGAATCTATTACGAAATCTCTCACAATGTGGGTACCTTCTGATTCCATAGACGAATATGCTCAAATGGTTGCTGTTATCAGCAGTGCTAATAATGAGTATTTCTTCTATGGTAGGAAACGTTTTGAAGAGCGAAGAGCTTTTTTCCGGTCTATATTAGATCGACACCCGTACTGTATCTATGAAAAGAGCAGTACACTGCCACAATGGCATGAATTGAAAGACCGTTTCAATTCGGCAAGCAAAGACTTGCCTCATATTCCCGCTGGACTTAGCCATTCAGGGGTCTTAAAATTGGTTAGCGAATAGTTATAAAGTAGAAAAAATATTTATAGTGGAAGAGACAGCTAGAGTCGTCTCTCCTGCATGTGATCAAATGAGTAGATTGCATGCTTGTATTAATTACTCTAAGTTTCAATTGCAGTCTGATGAAGTACCTGCAGAATTACCCACAGATTCTTCATCCCCTGCAGACGAACAGGTAACTGTTCAATTTTTAGATAGTGATTCAGGTCCTATGACAGCAGCAGCTGCATCACAGAATAGTGTTGCAAAAGTTGATGCTACAGAAGATCTGACACTAGGGCGTTTCCTTGCCCGACCAACTACGATTGATTCGTTTGTTTGGCAAACTTCAGATGCTATTGGCGTTACGCGCACAATCGCACCTTGGAAACTGTTTTTGAACAATACAGCAATCAAGAAGAAGATTGAGAATTATGCCTTTATGCGAGCCAAGCTCCATATTAAGGTGATAATCAATGCTACACCATTTCAATATGGTATGATGCGTACAGCATACTATCCTTTAGATGGTTTTGTTACACGCAAATTTAGAGGTTCATCAACATCAGATTTCGTGCCTCATTCACAAGTGCCTGGTTTCACTATCCAACCTGCCAAAAATGGAGGTGGTGAAATGGAACTACCATTTGTATATAATAAGAATTGGTTAGATATTACATCAGACGCAGATGTAACTGCTTTTGGCAGTCTGCTCTATGTTATCTATTCAGCTCTAGATGTGGCCCTCTCAGGAGGTCCCACAAGTATTACAGTCAAGACCTTAGCATGGCTTACTGATGTAGAACTTATGGGTTCTACAGGTAAACTTGCATTGCAAGGTGAAGAAGATGAGTACGGCAATGGCCCTGTGTCAGCGCCTGCAACGGCACTTAGCAACTTTGCTGGTTATCTTACCAAGATTCCTATTATAGGAAAATGGGCGAGAGCCACGCAGATCGGTGCTAGTGCCGTATCTAGGGTAGCCAGTATTTTTGGTTTTACCAATGTGCCCAACATTAATAATGTTGATGGCTTTCATCCCATGTCAGCACCGCATCTTGCCACTGCTGAAATTTCTGTACCATACCAAAAGTTGGCTCTCGATCCTAAAACAGAACTTACGATTGATCCTACACCATTTGGTGTGGAAAATTGCGATCAATTGTCTCTTTCTTATATTAAGAAACATGAATCGTATTTTGGTACGGCCACTTGGTCGACCACCAATATTTCTGATGATTTGTTGTTCACTACGCGTGTTACACCAGATCTCAAAATTTCTGAAAATATTATCGGCATTGCTGCTGCAGTTGTTGGATCTAGATCTAACATGACTCCATTGGCATATACAGGTAATTTATTTGAAAACTGGCGTGGGTCTCTTAAATTTCGATTTAAGATTGTTTCCACACAGTATCATAAGGGTCGATTGAAGTTCTCTTTTGACCCTTTATATGATATTGGCACTAACAATGTCGATACCAATCTTGTCTATACCCATATCTTGGATTTGGGGGAGACGGATGAAATCACCATTGAAGTACCTTACCACCAAGCATTAGGTTGGTTGCAAGTTGATAGCACTTCCGAAATTAATAATTGGAATGCTGGAGCACTTGCACCTCGTGCTGGAGTGGACAATGGTTCTATGACCATCCGAGTGTATAATTCACTCGAAGCACCGGTTAGTCCATCAGTTGTCAGGATTCTGGCATTTGTGAGCGGCGGTGATGATTTTGAATTCGCAAATCCTACCGGACAGATTACTTCTGTGGGTAGTGCGAAATTGCCATCACTTTTTGCATTGCAAGGTGATGATGAAGATCACACTGAAATTTATTTCGGTACGAAAGTTGATCCAGATCCAGACCGTTATGGTATGAATTTTGGTGAAAGTGTTCTTTCATTGCGAAAACTACTGCATAGATCAGTGGTTATGGATACAGTTCCTCTACCAACAGGGACTACTTCGGCGTATAATATTTACCGTAAAGGTTTGTGTCGTATGCCATATTCTCCGGGTTTTTTAAGCTCGGGATCATTTGCTACTACCGCCAACAAGAAAATTGTTGCTGGGACTGCACCCTATGCATTTAATGCCATGCATCCACTTCCGTGGGTGACGGGCATGTACATAGGGTATCGTGGTAGTACGAATTTCGCCATTACTAGTAATAGTCCTAAGGTGACGCCAAATGATATTCGTTTCATTCGCGCAACAGATTCAGGCGCAGTAACAACTTCTAATAGAGTTGTTGTGCTTCAGGCAAGTATTCTTGGCTCTGCATCTCTCAGCGCCAAGTGTGCTGGTTTGGATGTAGTGAATAATGTTAGGAATGGTATTGCAGGTTATGCAGTCACATCTGCTTCTGCCAATCCTACGTGCATGTTTAATTTCCCCGATTATAACAATTATAATTTTGCTTTTGCAAATCCTATTGGTTATGTCGAAGGTTTGACAACAGATGGTACCGCCGAACAAGGCGTTTTAGTTTCATTGGTTTCTGCCAATGTTTCTGCCACTGATGAGATTGGTTATTCTACACTCACCACCTCGGTGAGTGCGGGACCTGATTTCACATGCACTTTTTTCCTGTGTTGCCCAACCATTGATTGGTTAGTGGGTGACCCAGTACCGGTATAAGACCGGCCAATTTTTTAAAACTATACTCGATGCAGTCGATGTAGTCTCACATTTGTGAGTTGTAAAGCTTAGTGTTCGACGCTAAAGGTTTCATTTTAGGATGTTTTCATCTAGAGGCCTTTGGCCTCCGGATTTTTACCTAAACATGAATTGCAACCTTTAACGCTTTTGAGCACTGTGCATGAATTGTACAGC